AATGAAACCAATAATCTTTAAAGGGGTCGCCGTCCCGTGTTGGAACAATGCGAATTGTTTGTGTTCCATCTTTTGGTCGCCAGAATGATCCTCCGGCTTTACCGTTGTTTTTTACAGTGTCGAGTCGTGCTCGAATTTTTGCGATGTCTAATGGCATCTTGTTCTCCTCTCTTGTTAGTTGTGCCAGTATTGGCTATAGTCAGGACGACAAATCTCTCGCCCTGCTGGTTTTGGTTAATAAAAATGAATTTAATTCTGAATAATGGGGGTTCTTTCTATAACATAGCCTACGTCGTACTCATAATCTGTTGGATAGATTGCATATGAAATATCAAGATTTTCCTCTTTCTTTGATTCAATTTGTTTTTTAATTTTATTCATTAATTGTTTGTCGGTCTTTAACTTTTCTTCGCTTATACCATAAATATAACACTTATTCCGGCTGTTGTCAAGGGAAAAAAACATTTTTTCTTCATTTTTTTGAGTATCGAAGATGCCGACTGTATATATTCGGTGTGTACTCTTGGGTTTTGGAATGTTTCCTGCAACAGGCTTATTGTTTGAAAAGAAGTTTACCATGTGGAGCGACGGTACTAAAAGTTCGTTTAGTGCGTTATGGTATCCAATAATAGGTGCACCGCCTATAATTCCATCTAAAGCGTTATTTGACACAAGGCACACTTTTTCAAATACGGCAGAGCGGGCGTATTCTTGAATTACGTTCCTAACTAATCTTTCTTGTTTTTTTTGTATGTCGTCTAGCATCTGTATATCTGGTTGAATGTATAAAATCGAAACCGGGAGGCTTTTGATGTTTTCTAATATTCTAAGAGATCCGCAAGAAATCTTTCCAGATCCCCCAATAATAAAAAGAGTTTCACCTTTTAGGCTTTTAAAAAATGATTTGATCTTAGGGTAGTCATGAGATTCATATTCCTCTGCTGTCTCAAGTATAGGTACATTATAGCAACCTTTTCCCTCGATGTCAACATTTATTTTAAAAATTTTATATTGTGAATACTGCGAGAAACAATCTGCAATATTACAACCGGCATCACCCAGACCGATAACATTCATTTAAACCTCTAACTTTTTTAGATTGCCGAAGTTTGTTCCGACACTCACATTTACTTTAAATTTTCCAAGCTCTGTGTTGGCAAATAAATCAACTATTTCTCCGAGTCTTTCTTTGTCCTCGATTGAGAAGTCCAGTACAACAGAATCATGGATCGGAAAAGCAACATGTGATTTACAGCCCTCTAGATAATTAGATAGCTTAATCATTTGTCTCAAAACATTTTCCGCACATGTTGACTGAATAATATAATTTAGGGCTGTTCTGCTCTCTGACTCAATTTTTTTACCAAAGATAGTTTTGACTCTGCCATGGCTATAATGTTTTCTAATGATGGACCCTCTGTCATATGCATGCTCACACCTGCTATCTTGGCTTTCCGGATTATACAACCAAGCAAAGATCTTCTTTTTGGCTTCATCTCTTGTCAGCTTGCCGCCGAATACATTTTCCACATTCCACTTGTGCATATCTTCTTCGGGCTGATCACGACCCTGTAGAGATAGGAGAGTTCTCAACTCTGCTGCATTGAAGTCTAGCTCAACAAAGTAATCATTCTTCGGCTCGATGATGCTTCTGAATTCTTTATCGACTGTGAGTATTGGAAAGCTTTTGGAAACCGTAGTTAGGCGACCGGTCTTTGTACCCCAAATATTAAACTTGCAATAAGGCTGCAATGTCTTCAATTTCTGTAGAAACTTTCTGTGCTTCTGTCGGTACAGAGATAAATTCTTTGTGTTTAGATTTAATTTGTTGTACTTTATTTCCTCGATCACCTTTGTCAGCTCAAGTAAGTAATCGTAGTTATCAGGCTTGTTATAATTATCAAAAACATGTTGACAGATTAGGTCTTTCGTGTAACAATATTCCAAAAGAAACTTTTGAGGGACTAAATCGAAAAAACAGCTCTCATTTAGTGATACAAGCGATGTGTTAAAAGACTTGATAAAAGACTTGAGCTTATTTGATACTGCTTCCCAGCGGTCTTTGAGGGCCTCTGGGCATACCATATCTAGCGTCTTTCCTCCACAATAAAGTTTCGCATACTGAATGTCTCGTTCTTTCAAGAAAGCAGAGTATGACCAAGTACTTTCTAGGTCGTCTGGCAGGGCATCGTTAAAAGAAAGTTCGCCAGCATAATATATGCCGACGCATTCTTTTTTATCGTCTAATGTTTGAAATAACAAGTAACCCTCAATATATCTTGTTGATCGAATTCTTTATAATCATTGTAACATGTTCAGAGAAATTGTCAAGTGAAATGTTATTTTTTTCTAAATAATATTTTTTGAGTTCCTGGTAAACAGTGGACCCCTCAAATAAATAGGGCAACCTAAATTTGGAGCTAACGTAAGATAAATTTAAATCGTTGAGATCTATTGCATTGCGAATTATTTTATCTAGCTCATTTTTGCTATAAATATTTCCAGATTCCATGTTCCGTACTTGGCAATATCTTTTTAGCCAATAGCTCATGGGCAGCACACTAGCAATCACTTTATTTTTCTCTATTGGCAGTCTCGTATAGGAACATATCCCTTGTTTTACTTGTATTTTTTGTTTTACTAGCGAATTATAGCCAACTACTACTATAGAAATGAGACGATCCAAATCGAAAAATCTGACTTTTGAAAAGTTTTCTGATATAAAGGAAATAGATGTAGTCGCGACAGGAGAAGATAAATCATAATTTAGTCTCCACGGAATGTTCTTATCTATTAAGAACCCATTGTTTATAGCCGTTTGACGATAAAAATTAAAATTAGGGCTATCGATGAAATCTTTCTTTTCCAAATTGTTAGAAGGGTTTAAGTCTGCGATCTCTATACTCAAAGCCGAATTGAGAGCAGATACCTTGTTAGATAACACATAAGAAGATTTGGTGAGGATAGTGGCTTGCTGCTTATTTAACATTTGATCGAAAAAAACTTTAGCATAGTCTTTTATATTTATTATTTGATCAGAGCCCTCTCCTGATAATAGCATGGCGTTGTGATTTCTCAACATTTTCGTCATGTTCTCATTGTACTCATTGTCTGCGTCTATAAAACTTCTGAATATTACGGGAGAATTTAAATAATTGTCTTCTGCCAGCCTACCTGATTGTGAGGGAATTTTAAAAGAATTTTGGAAGGATGTAAAATTACGTGATACCTCCCTAAATGTATAAAAAGTCTCTTCTTGGTTGGGGATGGATACTAGCTTCGATTTATCTGGCTGTATAATTACTAAGGAGGGACTAACCTTCCCATATAATATATTTTCAAATTTCCAGTAATCTTTTATTCCGGGAGGATTTCTATAATCTAGAGATTGTGGGTTATTGTAAGCGAAAAATTCATAAAGAAACCTTTCTACGAATATTTCATCTAAAGCGGTATTGTTGTCCAATTGCAGATCTAACATTTGTCTTTATCCTTTTTCTCTTTACCCTCTACATTTAAATTCTTTCTTAAGCCAGTGAATGAAGATTGTCCGTCGCCAGAAGTTTCCCAAACTGCATCTATAGATGTTTCAAAAGATTGTAAAGTTATTTGATGAGACACTCCGGTGATGATGTGATACCCGCCAAGGCCCATAATATTTGAAATGCTGCCGGGGTGCCATGGATTTCCTAAGTCTCCCATTACTTTTGGATCAACATATATATAGCTACCCGGTCGAAAGAAATTATTACCAAACATAGAAATATTTACATTAAAGACATTTGCTAAAAGGGCGTATGGGTCTTCAGAATTCATTGTCATTCTTCTTTCTCTAGCGTACTCTAAATCTACTCTATCAAAAGATATGTTTTTTACTATTCCTTTTGTAGTACCAAGTGCAAAATGGTGCAATCCATTAGCCTCATCGCGGCGTTTAGCAGCTCCATATCCGCCAGTTAAAGGGCTTATTTTATAATCAGAGGGTACTGGCGAATCGGAATAAATTATTAAATAATCTATTTTTTTAGATTTGTTTAACTCTCTAATGTCATTTGAGTTAATCAAACTATAGCTACCTAGACTATTTGTCTTTAAATTTTCAAACATCTGAATGTATCCCAATTTGAAAGACCTCGTCGTACCATCTGCAAGGTTAAAATATTCATCGATGCGGTTTATTAGAACCTCCGATATTAATTCTTTGGCGAAAGCAACAATAGAGACAGTTGACTCGCTCCTTTTACCTATCTTATTATTTAAAAATTCTACTAGTACATTGGTAGAAATGGGAAGATTGCTTAGATTATATGTCCTATCTCCTACTCGGAAATCCAACAGGGCTATTTTAAAATTATCGAGAACAGACTGTGGGGCTCCTAGTAAAGACCCAGATTCAACAGCCATATCGATTGCTACTTGCAAAATGTCTGCCAAAAATGTGTATTCTATTCTTACTGGTTTTTCGTCGCCTTTGACGGGTTTGATAGCTATTCCGGTAACCAAGGGGATTGTATTTTTTGTAAGGCCAGGTTTAGATTTGATTTCGTCCAGGGTGTCTTTCAACAAATCCCTATTTCCGGGAGTAAATTGTTCTCCGAACTTTATTGATTTATAATACTCTTTTGCTTTTTGTTCACCAAAATTGGAAATAAACACTTCTTCTAGGTTAACATCCCTTATATATATGCTCGCATTGGATGCCAATTTTTTAATATACCTTCGTGAAGCGTCTTTTCTTATTTCCTTATAAATTTGTTGCTGATCTTGTCTGAATTTTTTCTTTTCTTTGTCGTCATCTGTATTGTTGATTCTATTTTCGGATTCTTGAATTCTTTCTACCTCTTCTTTATTAGCGCCAATAACATTTATTAGCCTATTTTTGCCCACAGACTCAATTCTGGCTCTGTAATTTATAGTAATTGTAGAGGCACCATTACCATTACCATCAAAAGATATGTTGTAATCGATAGGGTGAAGAATAAAATTTACCTGCGAAGCCTTGATGGAGGCGATTTTTTCCTTTAAAGGCCTGACTGTTTTAGATTTGCGGTCCTTATCTTCTTTAGTATCCTCTGGTAGGGCGTTTGCCAATTCCAGTTCAGATTTTAAAGATTGGGGAACTTCCCAGCCTGCCTTAACTCGTATATCTTGTTGAAAATTTTCACCCAAAATGGCTTTTGCTTGTGGGTAGCACTTTTCAAGCGGAACTATCAAATCTACATACCTGTACCCATCACGCTGTGCGGTAAAATCTCCAAAATTTTGAAAATAGAGTTCAAGAGTGGCGGTAATGTCGCGGTCGACGGAAAACGGATCGCTTCCTTTATATTCCCAAGAAAAACTTTTTATACCATATTCCCTCTTTGTTTTAACTTCTCCAAGGGGGTCAATATCTCCTCTGCTATTTCTTGCAGAGCCAACAAAAGTGGTGGGAAAATCAATTTTCACTTCGGGCTTGGACTCCATTTTTTCATTATATACTACCTTGAATAACTGAATTGTAGGTACTAGCTTTGAAAGTTGATAAGTAGGCATTTTGAACATTTCATTGCCTCTTGCAGCGCCGGTTATTTTATTAATAGCATTTTTTTTACTATTTGTAATTCTAATAATTCTGTTTTGAGGTACTCCGAGCTTAAAATATTGTTCTTTTGCCTGCCTTCTTACGGAGAGGTGTGACAGTTCTTCTATGTTCTCAATCAAATATTTTTGTTTATTGAATTTAGATGAGCTTATGGACACATTGGCAGTGTTGAATTCCTTGATGATTTCTTCAATTTTTTGCTTTTTTGTTGCTTCATTATCAATAATTTGATTGTAAAGACTTAAAATATTTTCATTCTCAAAATCGACCTTTTCTGCACTTTTTCGGCGAGTTTTGGATTCAATCTTTGGCTGAATGTCGGTAAAGTTTTTCAAAGTAAGGTAAAAAGACCATGCTTTCAAAACCTCTGTGGCGATGTTTGCGGGTGACGATTTAAGCAAAGTTTTAATCTTGGTTGTGGAAGAATAATTAGCTAAATCTTTAAAACTGTTTCGCGCAGTGCCCACTGTCATATTGCCAGCAACGCTGCGGGCGCTGACTTTGGGCAGTAACTTCTTCTCGGTCTTTGCGAAAAATTTGTTCCAATCTGTGGTATTATTTTTGTAAGGCTCATTGCCGAATACCTTTACTAATTTTTCATACTCTTTTAAAACCAGATTTTCTTTATTCACGGCTTCACCTTTAAAAAGGTTTATGAAGTTATCTTTAGTTACCGATGTTTGATACCAAGGTTCGAGTTGTTTTGAGGTTAAGCCGTTGTCGCCTGAGTAATACAAGCTTGCCAGTCGATCTACTTTAATCACCATATTAAAAAAATCACTATTCTGCAAAGGATTAAAGTCTTCATCTGGATCATTAATTAGGCTTAAAATAATTGGTGGGACTTTGATTGGCATTTTTTATTCATCCTTTTTATATTAGTACCCTAAAGCATTCAGCGCGTCTTCTAGGTTTAATGGAACATAGTAAACATCGCCGACTGCGAAATGGTGATCGGTTGGTTTCTTGTTGAATTGGGCTATTACCCACCAATATCTCGAATCTCCATAGGAATTATGAGCAACCTTATGAAGTCTGTCACCGAATTTCCAGACTCTGGCATCATAGGAAAGGGAAGATAGAGAATCGTTTGAAGGAAAACGTATGAGAGCAGTATCATATTGCTCTATCCTGCTTAGATTCTTTTGTTTGAATTTTTCATCGTACAAGATATTATCGTTTCTAAAAATTTCCCTACTTGACAATCTGTTAAATGGCATTCTTATCTACTCCTGTTTGAGCCTGTTTTTATATAATAATACCAGTTGCTCCGCTGGCATTTGCTTTGAGGGTTTCTCTAACATCTTGGTTTGCTGGAGAGTTTGAATCCTCATCGACTGGCTCGCCTTCATCAACTGGAGGCACCTCCCCAGCTTGGTCGCGACTTGTTAAGGAATCTTCATCATAATATTTCTGATCTACGTTAATGACTGCTCCACCTAGACCGATCGCAATTCTCTTAGGTACGATTAGTTTTCGATTTGTAGTTCCGGGAGCTAAAACATCTCTAGCACGATCCCCATAGTTAACACTTACACTTGTCGGTGCTATGATCACTGGTGTACCTTTACCCCCATTATATTCTTCCACTATCAGATTTCTATATCTAATTCTTAAAAGGGGGGCTTCAACTATTCTTCCACCACTATAAAATGGTCTGACGAATTTGCCTAGAGCCAAAAGAGCATCTAGTTGCATATTAAATTCATCTGGATTATCGCCCGGCTTAAGCGGAAAGTCTAAGTTAATCGTCTCTCCCGTAGATTGATAAGTCTGAATAGCATCCTGTCTTCCATAAACACTTACAGAATCCCAATTAAGATTATAAGATCTGCTGAAAGAATCAATGCCATCTCTAAAAATTAAATATTTTCCTGTTGCGACCATTTGAATTATTAAGTCATTTACATGTTGTTCAGATGTAAAAGGATCGCTTACTATAGGACAATCATTATTCATTTTATGTTATTCCTGCTCTACTGGCGTTTAATGCTATGTTGGGAGGCCTACCAGAGGCGACGTCATCTAAATTTTTCTGAACAAAGTCAAACAAGGTAGGCAATCCATGTTTGGACACTACTTCAAGCTGTACTTTATTATTCATTTGCATATCTTGCAAGGCTTCTTTGACTGCTTTTCCAACTTCTTCCCCAATAGATACGGCCATAGCGTCCATATCTTCGCCACGGCTAAATCCAGTGTTGCTTACCTCAGTAGAAGGAGATTCTCCGAATACATAAGAAATTGCTCCGGATATAAAGCTAAGTGCTTTTCCTGCTAACATTGAGGCCAAATCTTTTAACCCGGTCATCATTTTGCCGATCATCTGAATGGGGAATTTAAAAGCCTCGCCAACTGCTGAAATAGCACTGGCTAACATTTCAAATACCGCTATCAAAGAAGGACTATTTCCGACATAAAGACGATGAAAAACACCAATAAGTAGCTCATTGAGCTTGATGATTCCCAAAACCAAAGCGAGTACAGCACTTGTTACCACGCCGATCACTTTACCGAAGGTGCTATAGACACCTGATTGAGACATTTTTTCATTTATGGCGGCGATCATTTTAAAAGTACTTGTGAGAGAATCCGCTAAATCGTTCAGAATTTGAGAAATAACGGGAGAGTCTGTGAAAAATTCTGTGAATCCTTCGACTATTTGATCTATTGTGGGCTTTATCGTCTTGCCCGTCTTTTGTAATTGTTCAAATGCTTTTGTAATTTTTTCCCATACAGAGCTGAATTTCTCCACAAACGGTTGACTTCTTTTTACCACATCTACCACGTTCTTTATAATTAATAAAAAGCCGGAGCCGACTGTAATCATGAAGGCCACAAATATTTGAATGAGCGCAGAGATTCCAAATGATCCTACTGCCAAAGCGATAGATAGTGCGCCAATTGCTGTGATTATCAAACCAATACCTGCGACAACTGCCGGGATTGGGCCTTTCGCGAGCATCCCAAGACCGTGAGCGAAGGCCTTGATTGCTTTGACGAGTGGGCCGCCTATGTTGACTGCAAAAGATCTAGTGAGCTGTCCAAACTCTTCTGCTATTGTGTTATAAGATTGCGTCTGTTTTCTCAACTCAACTATATCCGCAGCACTTTTCTCAACGGCATCGCCCACTAAATCAAAGTTGTTGCTCATAACCAGAGCAAGCTCATTTACGTCTTTCAGCCCCATTGCGGAAGCAGTCATCTTTCTTTCGTAATAAGACATATCATCAAAGGATTTGCCAGCCTGTCTTGCAGCATCTGACATCATTTTTAATCTTTCTGTAGGGTCTGTTGTGGTGACCATTCTGACAGTACTTAAATAAGGGCCACCAAGAACTGCATTTAATTTACCCACTGCTGAAGCTGCGGTGTCAAACTTGTCAAACTGCTCTGTGATTCTGAGCATGTCGGCGACTTCCATATTGGCAGCTGCGGCGTTTACCGCCATTTTTCGGAATACATCACCTGCTCTGCTACCAAAAGCTGCAAGCTGTGGTGCTGCAGCGTTAAATGCTTCGGCCATTTCCGCAGGAGGTCTTCCTAAAGATTGGGCTAGGACGAACATTTCTCGCGTAGTCGAAGCGGCCGCATCTTCTGTCATGCCCAATGAATTTATCATAAAGCCCAAACTCTGTGCTGTAGTGCCTGATTCTACGCCTAGTTCGTTTAAAATTGCAGTATTTTCTAGGAGCATTTCGTTGGCTGCTGGGCCGAGATCTTTTAAATTCCTAATGCTGCCTATTAAACCAGCCTGTGAGTCGGCGGCTTCTTCGATTGTGATACCATACGTATACATATTTTCTTCGAGGGCTGTTATTTGAGAACCGTATGTAGAAAGAGCACCGGTTGATTTCTGAAAAGATGTTAATGCGGCGTCCGTGTCCCTGATCAACATTGCTGTAGATTCGAAAACTTTTTCCAATAAATTGAGGCCTGCGCTCATGGCCATAAATTGTGTATTGGCCAGAGTCATAGATTTTGTGAAGCCCTTTATAAAAGAGTCTCCCTCACTAATCGATTTGGTTAAATTTATGACACCTTGACTGAAGCCACTGGAGGATCCTAATAATCCAGTCAGGGTAGAATTGAGATCTTCTCCAGTCCTCGCTGCATCGCGCTGAGTATCTGCCAAGTCTGCGAGAGAATCGTTGAGTTCCTCAACGCCGCGTTTTGATGCGTCGTACTCCTTCGTCAACTTGGAGATTTGTTCAAGTAGCTCTTTATCTATTTGTTTATTTTTTTTACCTTTATCTTTTTCGTCCGCCATTAATTAACGTTCCTTATTTAAACGGCCACTTGATGCCCGTTTTAAGCTCAAAAGCTTTTACTGCTTTATCTAGTTTTCCCTTTTGTTTATAGGTTCTAGGATTGTCTAATCCGTGTTTTTTAGCTATCTCAATGTACTTCTTTTCGTTGCCAACGGCACGAGCGAATGCCCTCACATCGGATGGCTTACCCTTGATCCTACTGGAAGGACCAAACACGGGTATACCAAACATGTGCTTAAGCATAAGCTCTACTACGGTTCCATACATTCTCAAGAAACTCTCATTGAGCATGTCTTCGTTTTTCTTCATTTCTTCTAGATCGATTTCAATATTTTCCATTATTAATAATTCCCCATGCATTTTTTGCCTTCTCTGCCAATACTTGCTAAAATTTCTGTTTGTAATTGTGAAGGAGTATTCTCATCAGAGGCTCCATCGCGTATCTCCATGCCATAAAAATAAAACTTCATACTACCAACTACAACATCTGAACTGGAATAATCTAGATTACCCAGATTGTAAGAAACCGGATATATACCATAGTATACAATCTTTTTAACTGGAGTGGGATTTTTTTGCCCTGTATGGTTCGGCTCATAGATTTTAACTATGATTTGTGAGTTTTTAATGAATATAGGCGAAGGAATTAGACTTACCCTGTCTTTATTTAGTATTTTAGATAAAGTTCCAATATATCCGTTGGGAATATTTCTGGACGGTTTAACATCTTGTAGATAGTAAGTTCTAAATATGTCTTGTATGTCTTGGGCCAGCTGGGGGGTCATATATAGTTGTAATTCCAGTTCGCTTATTTGCGGATCTTGCGATTCTATGCTCGGACCACTTGAGCCAATATTGGCAGCGTCATTATCATATCCAAGATTGACATCTGGTAAGTTGACTGCTTTTATTAATTGTTTATTTATTACTGTTCCCATTTTCTCGTCGATGAAAACTTTACCACCTGTTCCCTGCGAGAAATTGGCTTTATATAATTCAACTTGTACATCGTACCTAAACTGCTGCATTGGCTGATATGTGGCTGTTGTCCAGAAGTTGCTTGACATAAAGATGGATCTCCTTGTTCTAATTAGTTAAAAGCAAGAAATAAATCCTTATCTCTTGCTTTTTGAAGATTTTTTCATCTGATCGCTTTCTTTCTTGATCTGGTCAGCTAGTCTTTCTAGGAACCACCTGCGAATTACCACTGGTAAATTGTAGGCTTCTATGAAGCTCCAGCCCCCATGATATTTTAAAAGAAAGAACTCTTCATAAACCTGTTGAATGTACTCACTGCTTAGGCCAAAAAAAGTCGGGGGTGAACGGAACCTCCATGTCCGTCGCGTAACCACATGCATCACATTCATAGCTCTGTGTCATATCGATGTTTGGGGAAGCTTTTTCGTAAACTGATCTCAAAAATCGAGAATCTCTAGCTGGGATAACCTTTACAAATTGCTTAATCAAGTCTGGAGAAGTTTCCCCGTTTAAGGAAATAATAATAATTTTTAAAGTATCAGTGAGGGTAGTTTCTGGTAGCTTCTTTTTTCGCTTTGATTCTATGAGTCGAGAAAGATAATTTTCGTCTTTTCCTGTCATCATCTTCATTTCTACTGTAATATTTGTCAGAGGAGTAACCGTCACGATTGTTCCATCTTCTGTTATTTCGTAAGAATCGTCGCTCTCTATGTCTTCCGATGTTCGAACTGTGACTTCTTCCAAATTGAATGAATAATCTCCCGATGTCATGCAAGATGGGCACGTTATTTTTGTATCATATTCGGGACCGTATCCAGTGATTCGGGCGGCTACTAAAATCGCATTCCTATCACCACTAAGTAAGGTATCGGGATTTATCCTATTGTCTATTATTACACTCTTAAGAAGTCTCTCAATTGCAACACCTTGCTTGATGAGAGTTTTAGAAGAAAGAATATCCTCTTCTTTAGCTGTCATAAATTTTATTTCTACTGTGTCTTGTCCGTACAGTGGATGATTCTCTGTATAGTACCTACCGGAGGAAGGTAATTGCACAAATTCTGTTGGTGTGGCAAAATTAAGCCCACCGGATTCTAGTACAGCGGCGACAGAATCTGCCGCAGCTGGTGTTGAGTCCTCTAGGCCTTTGCCTAGCTTACTTCGTTTGCTATTTCTAGCCAATTTTCACCTCGATGTTAAATTAGTTTTTAATAAATTGTCTTTGTGTTACGCCCGTGGTGCATGTTGCCCAATCGTATCGGAATGAAATACTAATTTCTGATAGATCTTCGGAACCATAATCTAAGTCACCCCATCCAACCTTGGTAATAATGGCGTTATTAAGTACCCATTCCTCTTGGATTTCACCGTCTGCAGAAACTTGTTTAATAATAACATTACCCAAAGCGTTGGTTTCGGCTCCTTTGGAAATAGATTGAAGAGTTGTCTTAGCTTCCATAGGACCAGTATATCCCGAATTTTGAAGAATGTCAAGAAAAATCTCTGTCGCGTCTGGAGAAATTGGATCTACTAATGTTAATCCGATCTCATTCCACTCTACGCGGCCGGGATAGTAAAACTTGTGTTGTAGAAAATCAACTTCCCCAGTTCCAATGCTAATTTCTGGTTTGTCAACTGTTTTGGCGAACCAGACTGATCCGATACCACCTACGCCCGCTAACTCGACTATGAATCTATATTTTCTCTTTGGATCGACATTTGCGCTTGTCCAAAAGTTATTTGCCATGATTTGTTTTCTCCTATTATATAACTATATAGTTACTATATTTGTTTTAGTCTTCAAAAGCAGCACCCTGATTCGTAATAACGAAATCTAGTGCAATGTACTCGATGGCCTTTGCAGGCTTCAAGAAAATCTTGGCATATACGATGTTTCGATCAACCAAGTCTGGGGTTGTTGTGGTCTTGTCCAAAATGAGCTTGTAGTCACTCAAGCCTAAGCGTGTCTGAACACTAGCTAGGAATGGGACTGCCAAACTCTTGAAACGATTCCAAGTTACTTCGACGTTTTGATCGAAGAGGATAGAGTTCGCGAAGATCGATATTTGTCTTTTGACGAAGATCATCATTCTGCGAACGTTGATTCTATCAAGTGCCGAAGGAGTTAGTTGCAAAGTCTTCTGTCCGAAGATTACAATTCCCTCATTCGGGAATGAAGCGATTGGGTTAACGTTAGCATCGTAAAGAGCATCTCTTTCTTTAGAGGTCAATCTTTGACTAACGTTCAATACTGGGATACCAGCAGAACCTTGCGATAATCCGCCTCTGTTAAATCCAGCAGGAGCGAACCATACTTCTGTTTGCGCTGCAGAGGAAGCAAATGTTCCTAAAGCAACTACTGAAGGTGGAACCCAAAGTCTGCTGTTGGATGTTACTGTGTCTTGAACCTGGACCCAAGGATAGTAAGTACACCCGTATGAGTTATTGATTTGTCTGTTTTCAAGTGTGCGGATAGCATCTGAAACTGTTCCCGCCCTTTTTGTAACATCGCTGTAAGAAGTCGGTGTTTCGGTGAAGGGAGTGTATACACCTTGGATATCGACGATGGCCAGTGCATCTCCTCGGTCTGCACAAACTTGAAGCATGAGGTCAGTAATATTGGGATTGGTGATGCCAGGGACTGCCATCAAATTATATTCTGTAACCTCTGGATCAGCGAGTAAATCTACTGATTGTCTCAAAGTGTTTAAAGCATAGCTTTCTAAG